GCGTTCTGGATGGCCGTCTCAGCACCAGACTGGATCGTTTCTTCCGCACCTTCCTTGGCCACACCGCCAAGTACCGCCTTGACGACGGTTTGCCCTGCGAGGTTGACGGGGTTCTTGTGGCCGAGCAGCTTGGCCGCAGCAAGCCCTTCAAGGTGCGCGGCTCCAGTGAGGTGCGACACCGCCGGGGTCATGGCCCCAGTGACGACGCCTGCGCCGAGGCCGGCGAGTTGCGCCTGCGTCTCGGACATCCCGGCTTCACGGGCGGCGTTGATCGTGTCGATGTCGGCGGCACCGCCGGCCTGCGCTGCGCCGGCCTGCGCTGCGCCGCGCGCTGCGTACTTGGCGATGGCTTCCGCGCCCACTGCGTTGCGCATGGCGAACTGAGCGCCGGCCCCCGCAGGGATCAGCGACGGCACGTTGGTGGCGAGCAGGTCTTGCAACAGGAGCGGGTTGGTGACGTACTCCTTAATCCCTGCGCCGATGCCTTGGTCGAAGGCAGCGCTGCCCTTGGCCTTCGCGGCTTGGGTCGGCGCGGACTTCCACCCTTCGAGAATCTGGTTCGTCTCGTTGAAGTTCTTCGACATCCCCGTGGCACGGTCAAGCAGCCCGAGGGTCGCCATGTTACCGACGCCGTACGCCGACTGGCCAAGACCGACGGCACCCTGAAGCAACTGGGTGCCGAGATCGCCGAACACCTCGCCTGCCGTACGGCTGCGGGTGGCTTCTTTCGCTGCAGCCGCCGCTGCATCTTCTGCCTGAACTTGTCGCAGCGCCGCCGCGTACTCTGGAGAACGCAGTAGTGTCTGCATGTCCATGCTACTTCCCCTTGTTTTTGCTCATCTGTTGGGCTGCGATGGCTGCAGCGCGTGGGTCAACGCCCGGTGCGCCATTCTCCCACACTTCTGTGACTTTTCCGCTTGTGGGGTCTGAGCTGTAGTGGTACTGCGGAGCACGGACGGCGCCGAACCCGCCAGTACGGATAGCGCCATTCTCCATTGCAAGGCGGTATGCCTCCTGCAGCGCCTTGATCCCCTGCGGCGTAGCAGCTTCCGCCTTCGCCTTGAGGTCGACGAGCGAAGCTGCCGCCTCGTTGTCGATGATCCGCCCCTGCACGCCGTACTGGCCGGCGAGGTCTGTCTTGGCCATCTCGGTCGCGTTGCCCGCGTTGGAGATGTTGGTGCGCGTCACGTTGTCCGCCGTGTGGTTGATGATCCCCGCATCGACGCCGTAGTTCGCAGCCATCAGGTTGTTGGAACTGGCGACGAGCGGCGAGAGCGCGTTCATAGTCGCCATCGCTTTGCCGATGTCGCCCATCTTGTACCCGTCGCGGTTGGAGCCAGCCTGCACCACGCCCTGCGCGGCAGCGATCTGCGCCATCAGGTTTTGCTGCTGCTCCATGATCGCTGTGTTCATCGTCGGCACAGCAGGCTTGGCCACGGGCACCGCTGCGGCAGCCGGAGCCTGCACCGCCCCGGCGCGCGTAACGCCCGGCGTGTTGAAGTCGGTGAAGTTGTTCTGTTGCGCGCCCTTGGCGGCGACCGCCGCGACCACATCGTCGTACTTGTTCGACGGCACTGCGTCGAGCGGAGTGTTGGCAATCGTGTTAGCCGTCTTGTCGAGCAGAGCTTGCGTCGAGGTAGGAGCAGGCGCGGCTGCGGCAGCAGGAGCCGCCGGGGTCTGCCCAACCACGGTCGGAGGAGCGGACGGCGACAACCCGAACGCCCCTGCGGCCACCTTCTTCAGCCCGGCAACGTCCTCGTTGAAGCTGGTCTTGAGGTCGTTGACACCCGATGCGCCGAAAGCAGCCACGGCGTCTGCCGCCGTGTCCGTCGGGCGAGGAGCACCAACCGCGTCTGCAACCCCGGCGCGCACGCCGGTACCGATAGCGGCGAATGGGTAGGCGAGCGTCGCCAACCCCGTCTTGCCGATACCCGAAGCTGTGTTTAGCATTCCCATATCACCACCTGCTGTTAAATACGAATTCTACCGGAGCGAACATGCTCCGGCGGATATCCTTCTCTGCCTCTGCAATCGCTTCGTTGAACCTGTTCTTGTGCGACGTGGCTTTGCCGATGTTCTCCACGTCGACATCGTGGTTGCGGAGCGCGCGGTACGCGGCCCACTCAAGGATGTCGAGGTGATAGTCCTCGTCGACTTCGAGTTCCGCTTCGAGGTTGTCGATGGAAAGGACTGCTGCGGGCATACGCGCTACCCGCATCTGGATGATCTTGCCGTCGAAGTCAGCGCCTACGTTGGGCGACACTCGAAGGATGCGGTTCTCCTCGTCCATTGCGAACCAGCGCGGTTCTTGATTGGCCGGGGTGATGCTCGTGACGATAGCGCGGTCGGAGTTGGTCACTGCTCCGGCGAGGCTGTCGTGCGTGGTCTTGTGCAGGTCGTATTCCTTGCCCTCAAGCCGGGCGGTCAACACTGCAAGAACGTCTTTATGGAGCGGGTAACGATCAACCCCCACGGCCAGTGCCACTTGTGTGACATCGGGCGTGGAGGCATCTCGAATCAAGAGCGTACGGCGGCAGAACCGGCGGTACCCTTCGTTGATGTAGCGGACTAGGGTAGCGTCAGTCCACAGCTTGTCCGTGGCATCACCCAGTGCGTCGGAAACGTCACGGAGCATGTTGCCACGAAGTTCATCCAGTAGCTCTTGAAGGTTCATTTCACTTTACGATCCGGTAGGGGAAGCGCGGGACATCGCGGTATCCGACCACCTGACCATCATCGTTCAAGATCGGCTTGGTGGTAACCGCGTTGTCGATCACACCGAGCAGGAACTCGGGGATTTCGACTTCCTTGCCGGGCTGAATCTGATACCCGGTACCATTCACGCCGAAGAACTGGCCACCCGGAGGGATCGCGTCGTTTTCGTCGAGGATTATTTTAACCCGTTTCGGCTTCGCCGGGGTGTTCACTGCGGCCTTCGCTTCATTCGCGTCGGGAGCAGCGCCGGCAGCCGCCGCAGCCAGCTTGTTCGCCGCCTTGGTGGCAGCCGCCTTTTGGGCGGGCGTCAGTCCAGCGTCGGGTTGCGCGGCGGCGGACACGGCAGCGTCCGCATTGGCCCCTGCGATCTCGGCGTCGATCTCGGCTTGGGTCTTAGTGTTTTCAGTGGGTTCGGTCACGATAGCTCCTTGATTGCTTGTTTGAACGCCGACTTGAATTCATCGGCAGGGTTATCTTCTTCCTCATCGGTAAGCATGATGGGGAGGATAGAAGTCACGACGGCAGAAACATCTTCCGCAGTCTTGCACACGACGGTCTTGTATGGGTCGATCCAAGGGCCGTCGCCTCGGTTCGCTTGCTCGATCTCCGGGTCACGGTATTCAATCGTGAACCCGTTCACCGCAGTCTTAATTGTCAGGGTAGTGGTGCCCATGTTCGTACCTCCGTGGAACTACCCCGGGTCGCCCCGGGGTAGATGGTTGCTTACCGATTAGGCGGTAGCCGCAACTTCCGCACGGATGAGGAACGCGTCCTGCAAGATCACCGTGGCCGACCACAATTTCCATGCGGCGGTACCACGTTGACCGAGCGGGTCGGTGTTCGTCGGCTTCGGGTTGACGACCATGACGCTGACCGAGCTACCGTTCACGGCGTCGCCCTTGAGCGGGACGATACCGTAAGCGTCGCGGGCCAGATACAGGATCGGGTACACGTCGGCCTTCACGCCGGTCGTGGACAGCATCAGACCCAAGTTACCGCCGGCATCGGCCCACGGTTGGAACACCGTCGAACGGATGTAACGCACGTCCTCGACCGCACCGATCTCACCCTCCATCGGCTGAACCGAGGCGTAGTGCTTGGTGGAGATGAAGCCCGTGATGTTACGGATGTCGTTCTCCAGATCAGGGTGGATCAGGCCGATGTACGACGCCTCGATAGGCTGAGTGTTGTACGCCGGGGTGGACTTGACCACGGTGGTGTGCGGCGAAGCATTCTGACGCTTCAGCGCACGGGTAATGCGACGCTGGAGAACCAGAGACACCGGGGTGTTAACGTCGGTACGCAGGACGCCGTTGGCGTAGAACACGTTGGTGCCCGCCTTGAGGACGTTGAAGCGCAGGGTTTCGACGGTTTGCGCAGCTTGCTCGCCGAGGATGTCGGTGAGTTCGCGGAGCACTGCCGGGAAATCCTCGTGGATGTCCATGATGACATCGGTGAAACCGATGAAATCGCCGTACTGTTCGAGTTGAACAGTGTAGTCCTTGGACGCCAGCTTCTTGCCAGCGGGGGTCACGCCTTCAACCAGC